TCGAGCCCGACGACTACATGCTGAAGCCCGTTGGGGAAAACCAATTGCTTGGCAGCGGACGTAACAATCTGCGCGGCAAGGGTAACGGCAAAAAGAAACCGACACCGCATGTGGTGAAGGGGATCAGGCCTACCGGCCATTCGGAATGGAGGGCGAAGTAAATGTGCGGCGGCGCCAGCCGCCCCACATTTTTGCCCTAGGATGATAGCCTTAGTCGACGATTATTTGCCTGCTGTTTTCGGGTTGCCCAACGACAATTTTCGGGAGTGTAGTTGCCGTTGTTATCAACACGATCAAGCGTCATGCCTGCCGGTCTTGGTCCCATGTCTTTCAGAAAATTTTCAAAGGACCACCATTGAGACCAAACAACAATGCCGCGTCCACCGTAGTATTCGAACCCTGTAGCTTTAGAATTAGTGCATCGACTGAGCATGGACGCCCAGGATGTGTATGTGGGCGTACCGATCCAATGACGAGAGGGACTGTATCCAGCCATGGCTTAAGGCCCCAAAAATATAAAAAAAATAAATTTTAAAATTTTGGCAAAAATGTGGCAAATAGAACGAAAGGAGAACAACGTGACGGACCATACGAACAACGAACATAGCCCATCGATCCGGCGGTTGAGCCGCGATCTGGTCAATGCGGCCATGACCATGTCCGCCGAGGAGGCCAGGTATCTGGTCGATAACTATTACGTCCTGCAGGAGGGCCGGAAGCGGGCCGACAACCAGGCCCGCAGCATGGGCAAGGAAGAGCCCCATGTTCTGATCAGCTGGCTGGCCGAGCAGTCCGATACCTTGGAAGGCCAGATCAAGCGGGCGCTAGACCGCTACACCGATACCCTAGCGCCGGGGCGGTGGATGAAATCCCTCTATGGGGTTGGTCCGGTGATCTCGGCCGGGCTGTGCGCGCATATCGACATCGAGCGGGCGCCGAGCGTCGGCCATATCTATTCCTTCGCCGGCATTGCCGGATCGGGCCAGAAGCCCTGGAAGAAGGGCGAGATCAGGCCGTTCAACGCCGAGCTGCGGACCTTGTGCTGGAAGATCGGCCAGAGCTTCATGAAGTTTAGCGGCCAGGAGGAATGCCTCTATGGCGGTCTGTATCGGGAGCGCAAGATCTTCGAGATCGCCAACAACGAGAGTGGTGCACTGGCCGATCAGGCCAAGGCGATCCTGGAGGCCAAGAACTTCCGCAAGACCACCGACGCCTACAAGGCCTATTCCGCCGGCAAGCTACCGCCTGCGCATGTCGATGCCAGGGCGCGGCGTTTTGCGGTCAAGCTGTTTCTGGCGCATCTGCACACGGTGATGTACTTCGACCACTACGGGGTATTGCCGGCGCATCCCTATCCGATCTCCCATCTCGGCCATGTGCATCATCTGCCGGTGCCCAATGCGAATGTGGTCGCTGGCTTGGAGGAGGCCTTGCGCAAGCATGGCATGATGTAAGCCATTAAGTCCGAGACAGCCCAATGAAGAAGAGCGAGCCATGTCCATCGAGAAAACCCAGGCACAGTGAGCGAGCCACTCCACGGGAGACGATCCACTCCATTGAAGCGAGCCATCATGCATGAGAAGCCCCACACCATAGGAGCGAGCCATTCATAAGGAGACGACCCATTGACCAGGAGCGAGCCAGATGCAGTGAGAAACTCCATCTGTATCGAGCGAGCCACCGAGCAGGAGAAACCCCAGGTCCCTTGAGCTAGAGTGAGCCAACCACCCGGAGAAATACCAACAAGGGAAAGCGAGCCAGCATTCGTGTGAAACCCCATGGATCGCGAGCGGGCCATGAACAGGTGAGATAGCCCAAATGTCCGGAGCGAGCCACGGTCGCTGAGATGCCCCAAAAAAGATGAGCGAGCCAAGTAACTGGATGATCCAACACCGGTGAGCAAGCCAGTATTCATGTGAAACCCCATAGAGCGCGAGCGAGCCAATCTCCGCGAGAAGACCAGCACCATAGAGCGAGCCACTAACGGCGCGAAAGCCCATTCCCACTGAGCGAGCCATCAGCTGCGCGATAACCCTAACCCACTGAGCGAGCCAATGCTGTCGAGACAACCCAACAAGCCGGAGTGAGCCACCGATAGCGAGATGACCCAAGGAGCGTGAGCGAGCCAAGAAAGTCGCGACAACCCAAGCCTATTAAGCGAGCCATTCATCGCGTGATAACCCCAGGCATTGAGAGCGAGCCATTATCAGTGTGAAATCCCAAGCACCATGAGCGAGCCAGTGCCTAAGAGAAATACCATCTGCATCGAGCGAGCCAAGTGAACAGAAACGATCACGTCGCGAGAGCGAGCCATGAGCACAGAGATAGCCAACGCTAAAGAGCGAGCCAAGGATTATGAGAATTCCCACACTCATGGAGCGAGCCAACAGTGCAGCGATAGCCCAAGTGCAAAGAGCGAGCCAAGGATTATGAGAAGACCCAGTAGATGGGAGCGAGCCACAAATTCGGTGAAACACCAGCTTGTCGGAGCGAGCCAAGACGCTTCGAGATAATCCAAGGCGTGCGAGCGGGCCACAAATCCGGAGAAGTACCAGCTTGTTGGAGCGAGCCACTCGTCACGCGAAGCCCCATGAACATCGAGCGAGCCCAGAGCGGTGAGACGGCCCATTAAACTAGAGCGAGCCACCGAGAGGGAGATCGCCCATCAAAAGAGAGCGAGCCAAAAAGGGTGAGACGAACCAGATCTATGGAGCGAGCCATTCATCTTGAGATAGCCCAAGCTGGAAGAGCGAGCCATACTGACCGAGAAAACCCACACGAGGAGAGCGAGCCATTCGCTTAGTGACAGACCATGTGACTGGAGCGAGCCAAGTTGAATGCGACATCCCAAAACAGATGAGCGAGCCAGCGAGCAGGAAAAAGCCCAAAGACAACGAGCGAGCCATCAAAGAAGAGAAAGCCCATGCCTGAGGAGCACAAAAAGAAGCCGCCGCCAAAAAGACCTTGGGGGGCGCTGGCAGCGGCTTGGAGTTGGAGATACAAACCCGATCGACAAAACCCTGAGTAAGTCAATGGGGCCAATCAAGGATATAACGATGACCGACAACCAGCACAAGCCTAATCAGCCCGTTAGCAGTCAAGACGCACCCGTGGTGACGCCGCCGATAGTCGAAGTCGCGGTCTACATGTCCGGCCGTTGGCATCGACGCGACGGCAACCGCTATGGTAAACCTCCGTACTATGCCGACTATCCAACAGGGAATTTACGATCTGCTGACCAGCGTTGAGGTCGACACCAAGGAATTGGGCCGCTCCAGGGTCGAGCCTTGGATGAGCCAGCGCCTGGTGATCGACGCCGTCTCCAAGGGCTTGGAGGAAGGCGTCCACGAATTCGTCGTGCTGAAATGCCGGCAAGTCGCGATCACCACCGTCTGCTCGGTGATCGAATTATTTTGGGCGCTCGCCAATCCCGGCGTGCAGGGCGCGATCATCGCCGACCGAACCGACAATCTGGAGCGCTTGCGCAGGATCTTCGCGTCATTGCTTGAAACCTTGCCGCCGGAGTGGCGCTCGCCCGAACACAAGCTGATCCAGAACAACAGAAACGGCATGGCCTTCGCCAATCGATCGGTGATCGACCTGATGGCGGCGGCGAGCAATCCCGACCTCGGCGCCAGCCGCGCGCTCAACATGTGCCACATGACCGAGTGCGCGCAATGGAAATCGCTGGCTGGCGTCGAAAGCCTGAAAGCCAGCCTGGCCCGCCAAAACCCGCACCGGCTTTACATTTGGGAAAGTATTTCCAATGGTTTCAACTGGTTTTATGGGCATTGCCAGCAGGCGAAAATAGATCGCCACATGAAATTCATCTTCATCGGTTTTTGGGCGTGCCCAACCTATGCGATCGAAAAGGACGATCCGGATTATCCCATTTACTGGGACGGCCGGCTGAGCGACGACGAGCTGAACCGCGCCCGCTATGTCAAGCAGAACTACAACGTCATCATCAAGCCGGAGCAGATCGCATGGTGGCGGAGGGAGAGCGAATTTCGAGCGCCCGAATACATGATGAGACATTACCCCTGGAACGAGGTCGAGTGCTTCATCGCCAGCGGCAGTGGTTTCTTTCCGGCCCGGCGAACCCTGGAAATCTCCGAGACATTGTCGCCCGCGAGTCCGCCCTACAAGGGCTACAAGTACTCCTTCGACGAGCGCTTTCTGGCCTCGCGGATCGAGCCGGTGACCAACCCTGACGAGGCCATGCTCAAGGTCTGGGAGCCGCCAGAAGCCAACGGCGTCTATGTCATCGGCATCGATCCCTCAGGCGGCGGCGGCGGAGAAAGCGACGACCACGCCATCCAGGTGCTGCGATGTTATGCCGACAAAGTGGTGCAAGTCGCGGAATTCCAAAGCAACAAGCCACTGACCTACCAGCTGGCTTGGGTACTGGCCCATCTCGCCGGCTCCTATCGCGATCACATCGCCAATTTGGAGGTTACCGGCGTCGGCGCCGCGGTGCTGCCGGAAGTGCGCAACCTGCGCCAGCTGGCCGAGCGCGGCATCATTGCCGGCGAGCCCGGTTCGGAGAAGATCCTCGACTACATCGGCAATGTCCGCTGGTTTCTTTACAAAAGGCCGGACAGTATGGGCGGGGCCGGAAACGTCATCGCGTGGAAGGCCAATATGGACAACAAGCATCAGACCTATAGCGAGCTGCGCGATAGCCTGATGCTGCGGCGCATCGAAATGCGATCGCCGAAATTGCTGGCGCAGATGCAGTCGATCATCGAGGACGATGGCTGGCTTGGGGCGGGCCCCGACACCGGGGAAAACGACGACCTCGTCTCGGCGCTGGTGCTGGCGCATCATGCCTGGGTCGAATGGAAGCGTCCGAACCTGGTGGCGCGGCAGATGACATTCGACTCGGTCAAGGGCGATCGTCCGACGCAGAATGTGGGAACCATGCTGTCATTTGCATTTTCCCAGAAGATCGCGCAAATCAACCAAAAGTCGAGATTGCGGAAGGAGCCGTTCTGATGGCTTTCGAATCAATCCCGGTGGCATCGACCGCGATCGCCAGCTTGCAGTACAATACCGATACCGGAGAGGTTGCGATCTCATTCGCGCGCGGCGGCTCCTATGTATTCGCGATGCCCGAGATCGAGGTTCACAGGATGGCGGATGCCCAGAGCCCGGGAGGCTACTGGAATGCCAATGTGAAAGGAAAATACTGATGCCGATCCAGCGGTCCTACATGTGCCGCGAATGCGGCCACCATCTCAGCGTAACCCTGACGTCCGAGGAGTGGGACGCGCCCGCTCCCGAATGCCCTAAATGCGCCAATGCGCTGGCCCAGGAATTCAAGCCGGTGGCGATCGGCGGATCGGCCCGCAGCAAGGCGGAGAAGATCACCGAAGACATCCTGGCCAAGGATTTCAACGTCGCGGACATCCAGCGCAACACCAAGCCGGGATCGCGGCCCGAGGTGCGCTACAACAGCCCATCGCCCAGCACCAATTCCACCTGGGGGATCGCCCAGGATGCCCTGCGGAGCGCGATGGCCGCCGGCCGCCAGACCCGCATCCAGCACGGAAACGGCCTCGATGTGCTACAACAGAACCTGAAATCCGGCGCCGAGCCCGATCTAATCGAGCTATCCAAACGACGAGCCATGCGGATCTACTAAATGCTGCGCATCCCGAAACGGCCAAGCGATCTGCAGGAATGGGTCAAGGAAGTCGTCGACGAATGCATGGCCAGCGCCCAGGAGCGCGGGCTGACCTACACCAGGGCCGCGCAATATTACTACAGCGGCACCTATTCCCAGAATGCGGCGATCTACAACAAGACCAAGCCCTTCATCGAGAAGCTCAGCGGCTTCCTGATGCAGCCCACCGATATCCGCTTCGCCATCGTGTTCGACACCTCGGAGTCGGACAGCGTGCTGGAGCGGGCGATGCTGGTTTCGGACAAGCTGACCGCTGACTACCGCAATACCGACAGCGACGTGACTTTTTCCGAAGCTTTGACCTGGTCGCTGATTTCGGGCTGCTATTTCCTCAAGCACACGCCACACGGAGAAACCTTCAAGGTCGCGCCCGTCCATCCGCAGAATTTCGGTGTGCTGTCGGAAACCATCCTGCAGCTCGACGAGCAGGAAGCCTTCGTGCATCTCACCTATCCGACGATGTCGCGGCTGCGCGATATCCTGAAGGATCACCCGCGCAAAAACGACATCCTGGCGCGCATCGCCGAGGCGCGGCCGACCGAGCAGGACGAGGATCATTCGAGTTATTTCCACCAGATGGTGGTGGGCGGTTTGCAGCCGATCTCATCCGCCAACGATGCGCCCGGCAGCGCGGCCGGAATCGTCAACGTCTTCCCGGTTCCTGCGCCCTGGCGTCCGACAAAACACATTGCGCCGACCGTCCAGCACTGCGAATTGTGGATCAAGGATGCCGATCGCGACGGCGACTACACCACCATTCAGCTGATCTATCCGGACATCATCATCGAGGGCGACGACACCAGGCGCAATCTGTCGCGCATTCCCGGCCGGCATCCGTTCATCAAGATCCAGACCTTGCCGACCCCTGGCTATTTCTGGGGAAGGCCGATCATCGCCGACATCCAGATGCTGCAGGACGTTCTGAACAAGCGCATGCGCGACATCAAGGTGATGTGGGACCGCAACGTCAACAGCCCGCAAGTGTTCTCCGGATTTACCAGCATCACCGAGGAGCAGTACCTCAAGATCATCACCGAAGGCGGCTTCATCAACGACCCGAATCCGAATGCCAAGACACAAAAGCTGCTCGATCCGCCGCCGCCGAACTATCTGGATGAATTGCAATTCCTTTTTGGATTGTTCGACGAGGCCAGCGGATTCACCCCTGTCATGTCTGGCCAAGGCGAACCGGGAGTGCGGGCCGGCGTTCACGCGCAGACGCTGGTCCGCACGTCGAGCCCGCGCCTGATCGACCAGGCGACGCGGATCGAGCGCCAGCTTGCCGAGTCGGGTTATCTCGCCTTGCGGATCATGCAGGCGATGGATGCCGCGATCTACACCACCACCGACAACAAGATTGAATTCCTGCTGCACGACATTCCCGAGGATTTCCTGGTCCAGGTCGATAGCCACAGCGCCAGCCCGGCATTCGCCGAGGACAACCGCCAGGTCGCGATCGCCCTGGCGCGGGCCGGCGCCATCGACGCGGAAGATCTCATCCACATGCTCCACCCGCCCGGCGCCGAGCTGCTATTGGCGCGCCTGAAGCAGCGCCAGAAGGCCCAGGCCGCTACGGCGCAGGAGGAGAAAAAGGAGCAAATGCTCCGCGATGTCCTCCATCTGCCGGAGCACGGCAAGGGTCAAAGCGGGGGTGGGGGTGGACGGAAGCGCTAGTAGCGGTATAAGTTGCACCTCCTCAAGAGGTCCTTTGCCATGGCAGATGGCGATGCCGATCTAGTCGGCCAGGGCGCTGATGCAACGGCTGGTGGTCCGCCCTCCGGCCCGCCGTCCGGCCCGCCAGGTGGCGGCGGTGCTCCGCCCGGAGGCGGTGGTCCGATCCTCGCTGCGATCGCCAACCGCCAGCGCGGGCCGCAGGTTTCGGCACCGGGCGCAGGCGACACCGCATCGAGCATGAGCATGATGATGCAGGCTGTCGGCCTGCTGCAGCAAGCCTTGCCGGGATTGCCGCCCGGAAGCCCGATGCACAAGGATGCGCTGAAGGCGATCCAGAGCTTAGCGCGCCATGCCAACCAGGGCGCTCCCGCGGCCGGCCAGCAGCAAACGCAACTTCAGGATCTTCTTCGAAATGTCGTCAAGAACGCGCTGCTGCAGCGCATCATGAGCCAGCAGGGCAACCAGGGCCCGCAACCGGGGCCTGGCGGCGGCTCCAACCCGATGCAGGCCGCATCTGCCGCGCCGCCAATGCCGTCGGCGGCTTTACCAGGGACATGATCAGCATGGAACTTAAGAAAACCTTGGTTGTCCTTGCTGTTCTCGGCGTCACGACAGCCTATGGCCAAACCCCGCCGCTCAAAACCAGCGACGTTGCAATCGACGGTGCCGGCATATGCTGGATCAGGGGACCGGCCAACAAGCTGACGCAAGTCGCGCCTAAGCTCGGCACGCCTGTCGCCATTACATCGGCAACCCAGATCTTACCCGCAGGAGTCTGGCTCATTGCTTCCGGCGGGACCGCCACCGTCATCACATCCGACGGGACGGCTGTTACCGGCGTTGCAACCGGCAACGCCTATCCAGTGTAAAGGAATATCTCATGGCTATGAACCGCAGCTTCGATCCGCCCATCACCGCACCGCCCGAGACGCCGCCGCGCACGGTGCTTCAGATCGACACCCAGAGCGAGGTGAGTGAATGGGGTGCCCTACCCAAGATTGTGCCGAAACCGGAAGGTGGAGTTCCGTTGCAGCCGAATATTATAGGGAAATCCAATAACAACTGAGGGATGTGTCATGCCCTATAATCTCAGCGATCAAGAATATCAGTTCTTGCAGAGCAAGCGGCAAGTCGCTGATTTCGTCGAGTCGATTTATAACGACCCGAATCTAACCAAGGAGGCCAAGCGCCTCATCAAGCGAAAATATCCCCAGCTGCAGATCCCCGACCTCGACATTGAGGATCGCGTCGAGCGGCGCATTGCCGAGGTCGAACGGGAGCGCAGCCATGCCGAAACCTCCAGGCGCGAGGCCGAGGAGCAGGCGAGCTGGCAGGACCGGCGCAAGAAGACCCAGACCAGCTATGGCTTTACCGACGAGGCCATGGAGCGACTTGAGAAGATGATGGTCGAGAAGAACGTCGGCGACTACGACGTGGCCGCAAGCTATCTGGCGGCCAAGGAGCCGAAGCCCTCAGAGGCAGGTTTCGACACCTATCGCTGGAATCACGAAAAGCAACCGGGATTTGCCGAAATCGCCAAGGACCCAGAGGGATGGGGTCGGTCGGAGATCCTCAAAGCCATCCAGACCGACCAGGACCGTAGTCGTGGCCGATAAACTGTAAGGAGATTTCCCTTGCCAATCCTCGGCGCAGGCATCATCCCAAGTGGTCCGATTGGACTCGAATTGGAAGCTACCGTCAGGCGTGTATTCGCCCAAATGGTGGTTATTCTTTTATATAGACAGAATCCCCTGCTTGCCCTGCTGCTGCGTAACGCCATCCGTGCCTCGGGTGGTGTGTCCCCGTACACACAGCCGGTGCAAACTGGCCAGTATGTTCAATCCTCCTGGATCGGGCCTGCTGGCCAGTTCGACATTCCGGTCGACGTGGCCGCAACGGTCAACGCGGAGTTCAACCTTTGCGCGCTAGCGACGCCGGTCACGTCCCTTGGCCTCGAACAGCTCGTGACCCAGGACGCCATTGCGGTGGCGAGCCGTTTGATGCTGAAGCTGAACGATCTGAAGAATTCCGCGCTGTTTGCGCTGGCGAACGCGCTGTTCGGGCCGCCACAGGGCACGCCGACCGGCAATTTGCTGCAGATGTTCAGCCTCAACGACGCCTATGGCAATGACGCGCTGTCGCCGGTCTATGGCGGGCTCGACCGCGCCACCTATCCGATGTGGCAGGGCCTCGTGGTCAACACCGCCGGCGCCATCCTGACCCGGCAAGCTTTCATCCCGTTTATGCTGCAAGCCGTGAAGTATAACGGAGGTGAGGCGCTTGATTTTGTTGTGATGAGCGTGGAAGACTGGACCACGCTGATGACCGACTTCATGTCAGTCGAGCGTTACAACAACGATCCAAGCTCCCGCTGGGGTAAAGATGATCCTGTTAATAGTGGATTCCGCGGTCTTTTACTTGGCGATACGCCAATATTCTTCGACCTCAATTGTCCTGTCGGTACTGCATACGGTTTTAACTCAAAGTATATTACTCTAGTCATCCATGAAGACGCCAACTTTGCTTGGACCGGCTGGTACTCTACTATCCCGCAGGGCCAGATTGCTTCCGTTGGTCTAACTCTTACTGCGCTCAATCTCGTCTGCAGCAAACCGTCTACTGGAATCATCATCAACGGCATTACCGGCGGCAAGGCGTTCACGCCGCAGGTGCCGTGGCCACTGCCGCCGGCAGGCGTCGCACATCCGCCAGTTGTGACACGGAGTGCGGACGGCACGCCGGTTACATCGCAATCCTCAGGAGGCGGTGGCGCACCACCCGCACCATCTCCGCAGTCGTCACCCATGCGCCGCAGCAGAAGGGATGAATGATGGGTCAGTGCTGGTGCCCCAGCTGCCGCTGGATGTGGATGGCTCGCTGCGGCCTGGTCCGCATTCCACAAAGTAGGGGTTGGCCGGTGCGGGCCAAGATCGCATTCTGTCCCAATCCGGTGGCGCCGCTGAGCCCACGCACCCCCTGGAAGTACGAGACGGAAACGCGGGCGCCGGGGACCGGCCTGGTGATGGGGATGATGCCGTTCGAGTGCGCGAGAACTTGGTGAAGCGGGTGTGCTAGAGTGATGGCATGCTTTCCAATTACATCACCGAAGTCCAAAATTTGCTCAATGACAATCAGGGGCAATTTTTTTCGCTGCCCACACTCACCAACTACATCAACAAGTCCCGACGACGTATTTGCGCAGTGTCAGGCTGCATCCGCGTCGTGCCTCCGGGCGTTCAGACAGTACCTGGGCAGGAGATCTATCCGTTCGCCCATTGGACCAGCCTCTGCCAAAACGTCTTCCCGCAGGTCGGCTCGATTCTAGCCTGCCGTTCCGTCTCGATCTCGATCGGAGGGCGTTGGCTGGCCGACGGCACGATTTCCCGCGGTGGTTGGAAGCCGATGTGGAAGCGCGTGGTCTGGAGTGATTTCCAGGCGCGGTTCAGGATTTACAACGGCACCTTCTACGGCACCATCTCCGAACCCGGCTGGTGGTCACAGCTCAACGAAGGCCCGCTGGCCTCGATCTATCTGGCGCCGATCCCGAGCCAGGCGCAGCCGATGGAAGTCGACCTGACCTGCATTCCGATGCCGTTACTGACGGACAATGATGCCGAGATCATCCCCTATCCCTGGAGCGACGCCGTCTCCTACTGGGCCGCGACGCTTTGCTTGATGCAGCAGCAGCGCACCCAGGATGCGGCGGCGATGACCACGACCTTCAACGCTGAATTGCCGATGTGCGCGTCGGTGGTTTGTCCGCAGATGCTGCAAAACCCGTATGGCGCGGGACTGAGGAGCGCATAATGGCCGGTCGAGGTTCGCGTCTGCCATCTCCGAGTCAGCTCGCCATGCTAAGCCAGGGTAACTTCGTGATGTCGCCGACACTCTCCGATTTGGCCGGCCGTGGAGCAATATTCCAGCCGCAAGCAGGAGGCGGTGGTGCCGGTGCTGGTGCCGGCGGCTTTGGCGGCTTTGGCGGCGTTGCTGGTGGTCCTGGCGTCGGCGCTCCCGGCCCCGCGGGTCCAGGTCCATCCGGTCCCGGTCCCAGCGCCCCCGGACCATCTGCTCCAACCTCTTCTGAAACCAGTCCTGCTCCTGCGACCCCCGAGAGTCGCACTACCTTTGAAACCGGCGTCGCTACTGTCGGCCCTCCTATTTATGCTCCCGTCCCATTTCAAGATATAACGGGAGTCGTCCCCTCCTCTCAAAATACAGGCAATCCGTTGTCTCCGGGCAATGTGCTGACAGGTCAACTTGGCGGCCGAACTGATTATCTAGGCAATTTGATATCAGGGCAGCTTGCCGGCACATTCAATCCATCCCCCGGCCAACGCTGGGATGCGGCCATTCCCGCCTTGCAGCGAGAATCCGTTGCTCCCGTTCCCTACTTGAACAACCCCTTCACCTTGTCCAACGTGCCGCCGGGTATGCAATCACTCAGAGATTTGCAGATGTTCGAAGACCCTACCCTCAACAGGGACCTGCCGTTGTACCCCTTCAATGAGCCAATTGAACCACCTGACCCGGCAATCTTCGGTGATCCGGCATTCGCGGGGCGCGAGGGGCTTGCGGGGCTTATGGGTGATCCAGCCTTCGGCGATCCGGCTTTCGGTGATCCCGGGCTGGCGGGATTGGAAGGTGATCCCGGCATTGGCCCTAGCCCCGCAGAGGGATTTGGTGGACTTGGATTTGGTGATCCCGGCATGGGCGTTGCCTATGGCGGTGATCCCGCCGCTGGATTTGGCGGCATGGGGTTTGGTGCTCCCGCAGGCGATCCCGGCGTCGAGGGTGGTCCTGCCGCTGGATTTGGCGGCATGGGATTCGGCGGTGATCCCGGTGAATCTGCTGGGCCTGCTGGACCTGACGGTACTTCCGCTGGGCCTGATGGGACAGGTGGTCAGGGTGATGGAACAAGTGGTGGTCCTGGTGGTCCTGGTGGTCCGGGCGATGCTGGTCCCGGTGAGGCCGGTGAGGCCGGTGAGGCCGGTGAGGGTGGTGAAGGGGGAGGCGGCGGCGGTGGCGGTGGTGGTGAAGGCGGCGAAGGTGGTGGATGATCACGGCAGAGCAGCGCGAGTACGCGCGCAATTTCATCAACCACAACTGCATCGCGCGGGTGCCGCCGGGCAGCAAGCGCTTGCCGTCCTATAAGGCGCAGGGCACCGGCTACTACACTTGGCAGTTCTATCTGCGCGCGGCATTGTTCAATCCCATCATTCTCAGCATCGTTGTGTTTCATTTCCTGGATTTGTACGAGGATACGGTCAAAAGCGGCGAGGTGCAGCTTTGCGGCGTGGAGAGTGCATCAACGCCGATCCTGACCGGCATCATGCTGGAATGCTGCCGTCGTGGTTATGCCGCCCATGTCTTCTCGATCCGCAAGGAGCGCAAGGCATACGGTCTTGAGAACTGGATCGAGGGTAGGGTGTTGGACCGACCGGCGATGTTGGTCGATGACGTGATCTCTCCTGCTCATAAGACCGCGATCCACGGCGCGCAGATTCTCGCCGATCACAACATCCGCCTCGCGCCCATTGCCTATGCGGTGTTGTTCAAGGCCAAGGAGCCGGAGCGCGGCATCAAATTGACCGGCATCGACGTCACTGTACGATCACTGTTCGATTTGAACGACTTCAACCTGTCGCTGCAATCCTACAAAGAGGCGATAGCCCCCAAACCTGTCTTGCAGGAAACTTGAACCTGAAATGGCAACCCAGTCCGACAATGTCCCCGAGATCAAAACGCTGCAGCAATGGCAGGGGCTCAACCAGCAGGCGCCGCGCGGCTCGATCGGCGATGAGGAGGAGTGGTGGAACGAAAATCTGTTCGCCATTGGCCCTGGAAATTTACGTTCATGCTGGGGTCATGGCCCCGCTATCTATACCGCGCCGGCCGGGGTACAGATCTTGCGGATTTTTTTTGGATTCATCGGCAACGAAACCCCGCAGTTCAGCGCTCCGCCGCCCGGCCGCCTGGGATGGATGTTCTTAAGCAATGGAAATGTCGATCAAGTTGATCTCGATACCCATGTCGTTACTCCGGTCGGACAGATCTGGGAGCCCGTGGCTCCTCAATATTGGGCTTCCGCAGTTGTCTGGCGTCCCCAATTTTTCGGTTCTGTTACCGGCGAAAAGGGAGGGGTACTGTTTGGTAGTCCGCAGGGACTTTACGCCTGGGATGGAAGCATTCTGTCTTCCCCCGGTGAGAACGCCCCCGACTGGCTGACCGACCAGGCCGAGGACGCGCCCACCGCTCCGCCGACCATCATGCCAGTAGGACTTCCCGGCATCTATTGCATGGAAGTCTACCAGAGCCGTTTGTTCGTCGGCGGCAAGGACGTGATCTCATTTTCAGCTCCAAGTAATGGTGCTGACTTCTCTACAACCGACGGTGGTGGGAGCTTCGGATATTTTGGAAATAAATTGACTTATTCGTTCATGGATCTCGCGGCATCCTCCGGCTATCTCTATTGTTTCGGCGACAGCACCCTCGACTTGATCGCCAACATCAATCTCTCAGGCGCCGGCACCACCTCAAGTCCCTTCGTCACCAACTTCACCTACCAGAACATCGACCCGCAAATCGGACAAAGATTTCCGCGGCCGGTTGGACGCATCGGGCGCTACATGCAGACCTTCACCGGCACCGGGATTTTCGAGACGCAGGGCGGCGAAACCAGGGAGATCGGCGCGCGCGTCACCAACATCTTCAACAGCTTGGACACCAGCCTGTATTTGCCGACGATGGCGCCCGCGAGCATGTTCGGATTTCGAGTGCTGCTCTGCAATGGCCGCTTCACCGATCCCTGGGGCGTCACCCGCAACTTGTTGTTGATGTGGCATCCGGTGCGCGGCACCGGGGAATTCTCGGAGTTCTGGTCGATCGCCAGCCAGAACCTGGAGCTGACCAATATCGGCTGCTACGAGCAGGATTCGATCATCACGCCCTATGGGACCGACGGCACCAGCCTTTACCAGCTGTTCGCGACGCCCGACCAAAGCTTGCCCAAGCGGCTTTCCACCAAGTTCATTCGCGGCGAAGGAATTGCGCAATTGAACATCAAGACCTGGAAGCGGATGTTCCTGGAATTCTACGACAATGACGGGCGCGGGGTCAGCTTTACCGGCAAGCTGACCACCAATGGCGGCGGCATACCTGGCGGAAGCAAGGATATCGCCTTCGATCTGCCGGCCGGCAAACTCTATGGTTTCGAGCCGCAGCCGCTGGAAAGCGCGGGGATCGCCGGAGCTGTCGATCTGGAAAGCATTTCGCCCGACTTCACCATCGAAAGACTGCATATCACCAAGGAGGACCGCTCGCTCTGGGGCGCCTGATTTGACGAATTGGCCAAGCAGTGGCATCATCGGCCAAACTCCTATCACACTCGATTCCAGTTCGAGTCAGAAGAGCAAGGAGGATGACATGGCACGCAGACGCAGAGTGCGTCGTTCCCGCCGCCGCCGTCGTTAGGAGACGGCGATGGCACGCAAAGGGCGAAGAGCCGTCAGGACCCGTGGAGGCCGCAAGCGGTTTCCCAAGCGGCGACGGAGGCGGTAATGGCCCGCCGTAAACGGCTCAAACAAACCCGCAGAGCAAGACGCATAAGAGCCCGACGGAGGCGTTAGTGCCCCGTTTCGGCTCGCGTAATACGCTCAACCTGAAAAGGGCGCTGCAGCCGAAGAAATGGCGGCTGCCGCGATTCACTCCGCGCATGAACGCCTCGCTCAAACGGGGCGCTCAGCGTTCAGGTCAAATGCGAGCAATGAGAAGATTATGAGGAGGTTGTGATGGCCCGAGGAATTTGGCTCGGCCCGCGCTCCCGCGTCGACCCCGGCGGCAAGCTGGGACGCTTGAAACGTCCGAGCAGCCGGGTTTTCCGTCAGCGCGGACATCGCCAGGGAGTGGGCAGAGGACGCAGAAGGAGGCTCTAATGGCCCGCGGACGACGACATCACCGGCGGCGGCATCCGAACTTCTTTGGCATGGGTTTCGGAATGGGACGACGGCGACGGCGGCGAGGTGGCAACGGCAACGGTGAGGAACGCGGGGAGCGTAATGAGGGCCGTGGCATGTCGCGCGGCGGGATGCGCGGTGGACGGCGCTGATGAAGCGGGATAAACCACCCGGACGAAGCGGTCCCACCAGGAGAATGCCATGGTCGGACGACGCCTGGCCCTCCGATTGGGGGCGTTCCGGAAGTCGAAGCCGGCGGAAGACCTCCCATTGTTCGCCCCGCCCGGGCGGAAGGGCCGGACCCGTCCGCAGCTCCCGGCGCTGAGCGAGGCCAAGCTCCACGCCACCATCGCGGAGTGGCTGGACTGGTTTCTGCTGCCGCCCGCGCTCTACACCACCTTTCCCGCCGGCTGGGGCAAGCTTTCCAAGGCCACCGGCGCCCGGCTCTACCGCAGCGGGATGAAGGCTGGTATGCCAGACCTTTTCATTTTTCACCAAAAAACCTGTTTCGGAATCGAGCTGAAGCCGCGCGGGCGCTATCAGTCGGCAGTGCAGCGCGACATGAGCCAGAAGCTGAAGGCAGCCGGGATCGCCGTCTACATTGCCCACGACGTCGACGAAGTGATGGACATCCTCAAACACCGCAATTGTCCATTGCGATCAGGTTGGGCAAGTCATCATCCTCGCACACCGCAATTGTTGGAGAAGTCACCATGAGCCAGGAAAATCAGAGGGAGTGGCCGCAAGTCCGGCGCACTGACGGCACCGAGCGGCGTGGCCCAACCGGCTTCTATCAGAGCCCTGATGTCGTCCAGCGCAGCAATCGCAACCTGACCGGCCCGTTGCGGCTCGGCACCAGCCCGGGCGTCGGGCCTCGCGGGGCGACCATGATCGGCGCGTCGGATCTCGGCATGGACCGCATCAGCCCCAGGGGATTCGACCCCATGGGCACCAGCGATAGCCGCGCCCCGGCGCAGGAGGCCAGCGAACTCGTCTCGCGCGAGCTGCGGAGGTCGAAGCGGGAGGACCGATGAGTATTGGTAAATGAGCATCGCTACGCTGCTCAACATTCCCGACCATCCCGCCGGCCGCAACGCTTTCTCCTTCGAGCATGCGATGGCGCATCGCGAATACATGGCGGTGATGGGCCCGCTGGATCAGTGGACCTTGATGCCCTATTTCATTGATCCGGCGCAGTACCAATCGCGGCCGGCGACGAAATGGCCGCTCAATCACCAGCAGGCGCATAATGATTTCACGACCTACCTGCCCGCCGACGCGAGCGCGCTAGTAGCGGGTATTCCGAGCAGCCAGATTCTGCTAGAAAGCGACCTCAACCAACCGGACAGCCGGACATGGTGGACATTCGTCAATCACCAGGAGCATTTAACGGCCAACGAGGCAATCCTGCCGATCCCCGACCAGGATCAGCCCCCTCCTTGGTGGGTGCAGCCCCCGAGACGGGCTCTCGTGTTCTGGTAGAGCCCTGGCTGCTCACCGAGGAAGACATCCCCTGGTTGTTCCAGCTGGGCCGGAAGAAGTACTCCGCCAAATATGATGCGGTGACCACCGAAGGGTGGTTTCGCAATATCGTGCTCAAGCAGCCCGTCATGTTCCATCCCGTGCGCATGCCGAATGCGTTTTGCATTTCGATGCTGTCGATCATGCCATGGCTGCCGGCGGAAGCCGAGTGCAACGTCGTGTTCATTTGTTGCGACGATGGCTGCATGTGGGAGGGCATGAAGCTGCTGCGGGCCTCGATCGCCTGGGGCAAGCTGCGGCGCTGCGCGATCTGGCGGCTGTCCAGCGACACCGATTACGATCTGCAGGGCATGGCGACACGGCTAGGGGCGAAGGAGATCAGCCCGCGCTTTTGCCTGAGGTATGACGATGTCCCAAATATTGGGTAACAGCGGCCAGGGCGGCATTTCGCCCGAGCAGCAATCGCTGGCGAATTTCACCTTCGGCCAGAACGCGCTGCAGAACGCGCAGTCGTTCTCGTCGATGCCGATGTCGACCGGACACACCATGGCCGATGCCGGGGCCTATATGGGCAAGGCCTTGAACGAGTCGCAGATGTCGATGGCCGATACCGCGGCGATGCAGAACTTCCAGACCCAGCAGAAGGCCCAGACCAGCCAGCAGATCGGCAATCTCGGTTCATTGCTTGGCGGCGGCGGCCTGTTCGGCTGATCGAAATGAGGTTTTTTGATGTCAGGCGTCGCAAATGCATTAGGCGGCCAGAGCTTCGGATCGGCCCCGGGGGTTCCGGGCTTTGTCGATGAGTTCTCCACCGGAGCGCTGGGCAGCGCGACCGGCAGCGCCGAGACGGCGATGGCCAACCGCGGAACCCAGCTCGGGCTCGGCACCCCCGCCGGCCCTAATGCGGCGCAGGGTGCGTCGGCCAGCGGCGGCAACCTGCCCTTTGGCGGCTTCAACACCCCGATGCAGATGGATCTTGGCCAATTGCCGTCGCTGGTCGGCGGCATTCCCGGCATGTCGGCGGCAACCTTGGGCCAGATGCAGAACGCGGCCTTGAACCAGCCCATCAGCAACGCTGGCGGCAAGAGCGGAAGCGGAGGCGGGCTTGCAGGGCTGTTAGGACTTTAGGGAGAAAACCATGGGTGGCGGTGGCACTGGCAGCGGCGGCCCGCTCGATTTCCTGAACATGCTGGGCCAAGCGTTAACGGGCGGCAACCAAGGTGGCAACCAGGGCGGCCCACAAGGCGGCAGCCAAGGCGGAGACGGCGGCGGCCAGGCCTTCAACCAACCCAGCACATCCGACATCGCCGCCGCCAACGTCCAGGGCGCAACCACCGCGCCGACCGATCCCTCGACCGGCGGCGCGCTGCAACCGGCGGCCGGCGAACAGTCCGGTTCACAATCGCCCAACTGGCTCGCGTCGATTGCCTCGCTGGTCAATCCCGCCAGTCCCGCCTCGGCCCGCACTCCGGCCGGACCACAAGGGGCCCCGGCCTGGTTCCAGCGGACCGACCCGAAAGACATGTACACCCAGCCGGGCGATCCATCGGCCGCAGGAGGCCCAGCATACGCCGGAATGGACCCGGGCTCTGGAACCCCCTCACCGCGGCGAAGCGCCCCTGCGCCCTCCCCAGCCCCCGGGCAGGCCCCTCCTGGCGGCATGGCTCGACAGCCAGCAGCCGCCGACCCCTCCACCCAGGCCGACGTGCCGACGCAAGGCGGCGGGCGGGCGGCGCCATCGCCCTACACCTATGATCCCTCGACCGACCCCTGGGCCGCGGCGGGGGTGGCCGGACCGGGCAGAGGCGGCGGGGCAACGACCCCGGAAACACCAACGCCAGACCCCTCGACGTCAGCCGATGTCTCGACCCAGGGCGGCGGGCGCCCGGCCCAAGAAGACGCCAAAACCGACACCACCACCCCGCCAGCCGCTCAGCCGACCAGCGGCGGGCCGGATACCGCAAACGCCCCGACCGCGCCGCCGACGACCGGACCGAGCGCGGCGACGGGACCGCCCGCAGCGGACCAGGCCGGAGGCCAGCCCCGGTTCGACCCGATGCGGATGCTGACCGATATCCTGTTTGGCGGACCGCAGGCCATTCAACGCGACCTGGCCAGCATAGCCCAGCAAATCCTGGGTGGCGGAATGCAGGGCATTGGCGGACAACCCCCTGGAACCGAAAGCGGGCAACCCCCTGGACCCGAAGGCGGCGGGTCGCCGGCTGCACCATGGCTGGCGCAAGGCCAGCGCGCGCCGCGTGGAACCAACCCCCAAGACTACCCGCAGGCCTCGCCGGAGCAGCTCGCCGCCATCCGCAGGCGCCAGAACGTTCCCGGCATTGACGCCCAGGGGCGCCCAACCGCTGGCACCTCTGCCCCAGCAGGCGCCCGCACTCAACCAACCGTCGGCCCCAGCGGCGGCCCCGGCGGCAGCGGCCTGGCCGGCGGCTATGTGCCGTCCGCGGCGGGCGGAACGCTTCCAGGGCAGGCGAGAGCCCCTGCCCCACCCCCGCCAGCCCCGAACTCGCCGGCCGCCAGCAATCCGGCCACCCAGATCCCGCGGCCCGATTTGACCGCCAACATGCCGCAGGCGACCCCGACCTACGACGCCCCGGTGGCCCACGCTGGATTTGGGCCAGACAGTGTTCCCGCCAACCGGACCCGTCCCGGCCACTATGGCGGTGTTCTCACCGTCAATGGCCGGCGCTTCCGCTATGGCACCGGCGGCGGGCCGCACGGCAGCTTGCCCTATGGCACCTACTATCTGCATCCGAAAGGCGTCGGTTCGATCGGACGCAGGATCGGCGCCTGGGCCGGGATTTCCGACAGCAACAACTCCGGCAACAACACGGTTTCGCGCGATCCCAAAACCGGCGTTGCCCGCCGCGGCGTCGAAATCCACCCCTCCAGCAGCGGCTATACCGATGGCTGCATCGGCATCATGGATCACCGGGGATTTCGCGATGCGCTGAACCAGGCCAGCAGAAATGCCAGCATTCCCTTGATCCTGGAAGTCCGCCCCGACGGCTCGGCCAGCATCTCGCCGATGTCGCGGGCGCCCAGCTCAGTGGCAACGCGAGGCGCGGGCCGCCAAGGCCTGATGGGAGATTTCCCACAGGGCGCGTCTGCCAGCCCCGCCGAACAATTAGCCAATGCAGCCTACGACCGGATGCCGCCTCGGTACGGATCACGGCAAAATAGGAGGGAGTGGGAGAACTTCCGGCGCAGCGGCGATGTCGAAGACCGCAGGGGTGAAAATCCCGGCAATGATATAGCTAGATCGTGGAGCGAGGGACAAAACGACGCTGCCCGCGCCGATGCCTTTGGAAGATCTCGCGGACCCAGGCCGGAACGCAGACGCCCCACGGACCCCAGGGACCCTATGGCAGAAGCACTTGGCCTCTATGATCTCTATCGGGGCGGGCCAAGGCGCGTAGCAAGGCAATACTGATGGCCAACGGCAACCCCGATCCCGGCATCGAGAGACCGATTCCGCCGGATTACCAAAATCCGGACCCGCGCATCGACAGGCCGGTTCCGCCTGGTTACCGCAATCCCGATCCAGGCATCGATCGAACTGGTTACATGCAGCTTGTCGACCCCAATGCGCCCCCTGATCCCAGGCGGGTGCTCATGGATCTATTCCGGCAAAGGCTGCCGCAGTTCCAGCAAGGCCGGCAACCCTTTCCGATGATGCCCCCGAACGCGGCGGCGGACTCGCGCTGGGGTGACGAAACCGGCCCGGTCGAGCAACCGCCAGCTGCACCCGAGTACCAGCCCCGCCTGCCTTACCGGACACCGTGGCGGGCGCCATTCGATTTGCCGCGCCCGCGCGACAGCAGCCAGTGGGGCGGCGAGTGGTGGGCGACCGCCGGGGCCAAGAACTATCCGGGCAACATCCTCAGCCCGTCACTGCCGTCGCCGACGGAAGCGATGGGCATTTTCAACCGAGGCGGGCAGTCGCTGCAGCAATGGGGCTCGCGCGGGGTCGGGATGTATGCCGGGCAAATGTCGCAAATGGCGCAGCGGCTGGCGCCCTATCTCGACATGCTCAGCAAGGGCGCGTTCTCGAAAAACTTCCTCGCCGCGCGGCTCGGGTCGCTGAAGGCGATGGAAGCGGAGATGCAGATCAACGCCGAGATGGGGGTCGAGAAGCACAAGAAGGAATTACTCGAAACCGGCAAGATCTTCACGCTGTGGAAGTCCGGCATGTACGGCGACGGTGCGGCCGGCGACGAGCGGGCCAAGCAGGAGCTGGAGAACTGGGCCCTTGAGAACGACCACAAGAACCTCTACAACATCATCGTCAACAAGGGGATGGGCGCGGCCGAGAACTGGTTGAAATGGGAAGACCAGCAGATGCTGGCGATCGAGGCCGCCTGGACCAGCTCGAAGAAATCCTCCGAGACCGGCAAGAGCGAACTGACGACGGACACGCTGGGAGGCGAGATCGGCGGGACCGATGTTACCAAGACAGCACCGACCGCCGAACCCAAGATCGCGGGAGCTGAACCAACGCCCCCCGGCGCCAAAGCGCCGGAAACCCCCGACATCGCCGCCACCAATGCCGAGATTTCCAAAGCCCACATGCTGACGCCGGCCGGGCTCGACGCAGCGCGTAGCCTGCTCCATGGCGATTCGAAGACCAGCGACTATCACGGCGATCTCGGGCAAAAGCACGTCGTCGACGGCGCCAACGACTTTCGCGCCAAGATCGACAGGATCGCCACCGGGCCCGGCACGCCGCAACAGAAGATCGACGCGATCCGCGGCGTCGATCCCGCAACCGCCGACAATGTCGAAAGCATCGGCAGCTACCGTGGCGACATCCAGTCGATCCAGGCAGGCGGTGGCTATCGCGGGCAAATCGAGGGATGGACCAAGTCGGTCTATCGCGGCAAATATGACCGCAATAATTTCAAGGCCGCGCAGCGCTTCGTCGACCCGGCCTCGCAGACCCAAAGAGAGATCCAGCGCATCGGCCTGATCGCCCAAGCCTATACCCAGGTGAATGAAGCCTCGAAGGACCTCAACGAAAACAGCAGTCCTCCGAAGAATGCGATCGACAGGTTCATTGCCACCAATACCACCGGCGACCCGAAATGGGATAAGATGTACTCGGCGATCCGCACCTATGTGATGCAGACGGTTTCGGCACAAAGCCTGACCGGCGTCACCCGGCAAGGCCTAGTCGACGGCATGATGAAGTACATCAGCCCGACGTCGTCCCCGCGCTCGATCCGGGTATCGCTGCAGGTCGAAGGCAGGGATGTCGCCGCCGCCTTGAGTAACCTTGAGTCCGATTGGCATCGGATCAGGCCAGGCGATGCACTGCCTGGCATAACCAAGGAAAGCTATGACGGGTTGAGCGCCGTCGTGCGCGCCAACGCCTACACGGGGCAGATCCCCGATGATGCGCCGCTGCCGATGCGCAACGCCAGCAAGGACCCGAGCAAGGCCTATACCCGCTTAACCGACGAGCAAAAACGACCTACAGTCACATTGAAGGATTATAGCGGTGCAAGAAAGTTCATTGCCGCCAACAAGGACAGTCTTGATCCCGCCATCAAGGCCCAGGTCCAGGCCAATATGTTACTACTAGGCACGCAGCTAAACATGCCAGGAGCGCCTGACGAAGATGGCCAATGACGGCAACGACATAAGCGCCAACTCCAAGATGCTGGAAAAGTATGGCTTAGTCCCCAAAGGCGGTTTCAGCGCGGCTCCCACGCCAGCGGCACAAGCGGACAGCAACCCGCCATCACCCGGCGGCCTGCTGCACAATGTCCTTGGCCTGGGCCACAATGTCCTTGGCCTAGGCGGCACCTTCGAAAGCATGGGCGAAGGCGCAGGCCACGGGGCCGCGCTAATGGCGGTCGATGCCGGACGGCTTGCCAGGAATTTCGTACCTACCTCAGTCGCCGACCGCGTCAGCAACCTGCCGGGCATGCAGCGCCTGACGGACTATGCCGATAGCCCCTATGAAGGCCCGGCGGAAGCCGCAGGCAGCTGGCTGACCCAAGGCGCGCTGGCGCTGATGGGGCCAGGCGAAGCAAGGCTCGGCAATCTGGCCCGCGAGGCCATCGAGAGATTTTGGCCCGAAGCCACCAAGGTCGCCTATCGCGGCAGAGGTTTTGCCGGCGAGGCCCCGCAAATTCGCGAGGCGCTTCCCCATCCAGCGCAGCAGTTTGCCGACCGCTGGGCGCACCGCGCCAATGTCGCGGAGCAAATGGGACGCGGCGCAATCCCCGGCGCCATGGGCGATCCCAACGATCCCTTAACCGGCGCGGGCGTTGGCGCGATCACGGGCGGCCTGGCCAGCCCTATCGCCGCCGGCATGCAAAGTTCGGTCGGCCGCTTCATGGGCGCGCATGCCGCCCCTGCGGCACTCTGGGGCTTGCTGCACAGTGCAACGGGACTTCCCTATCACGATGCGCTGGCGCTCGGGCCTTTGATTACCTGGTATGCTTCGCCGGTCGGCAAGCGGTTGCGCGAGGTGGGCGGCAAGATCGTCACCGAGACGGGAAGGATCGTCGGCGAGATCGCGCAGAAACAGCCCAGGACATTGCAGGCCGGCGGCTATGCCGCGGGCAGCGGCGCCAGCTATGTCGTGCCGCAGGACGAGGAACCGTAATGGCCAAGATCACCAAGCTGACCGACAACACGGCGGCCAAAACCCTAGATCCCGAGGGCGTCGCGCCGCGGCTTTACAAGCAGGTCAGCGTGCTGTTGACTCAACTGGAGCGGGGAAGTGGAATCACCGTCCGCGAACGCACCCAGGCGCTCGCCGCCATCGCCCGCATCCAGGCGATCTGGGCCGCGCTCAGAAAGGCCAACCCCGATGAGTCTGAACGATCCGGGTCCACCGTCAGGAAATATGCGTCCGCCTTCTCGGCCAATGCAGCTGGTCGGCGAAAAGCAAACACCGGAAGCGAGCCCAACGCTGAGCCAGATGACTGGTTTGAGTCAACAACCGACGACGACGACGATTCCGCCGCCTAATTTCCTCGCCTTCAGGGCCGCAGTGATCGGGGCCTTCAACGTCCTGACCTTGATCCTCGCCGTCCGCCTGACTTTACTCGTCGCCGTTTGCGGCGCGATTTCTTTGGCTTATCTCGCGCTTTCGAACGCCGACCCTTACCGGCTTGGAGCGCTGCTGATCTATGCTGTGGTGGTGGTGGTTCCGCTGGTGTGGCTGGCGGCGCGTCGCTAGGGAGCGGATCAACCTTCCACCGCGCGCCCCGGCGCATCCACTCGGGCACTCTCGGCGTTAGGGCAGATCCCGCCATGGGAAGACGCCCGGCATGGTCATGGCAGGGTCCTCCCGCATCAGCGGAATGTAATCGCCGAGTGCGCGCGCCTTCTCGGTCTGCTCGTCGAGATCGTCGCAGAACTTGTCCAGCAGATCGTCCATGAGCTTGATGTAAGCCTTGTCCCTTTGCGTGTAATCGTATCGCGAAGGCATCCTCGGATGATAGGCAAAGAAATGCACGGCCTCCCAGCTACCGACCAGCAGCTGGCCCTGGACTTGGGGCCGGTAATCATTGCCGGGGCCGTCGAGTAGATAGCCCATCTGCGTCCATGGCGCGGGGCACTTGATCTCCACCGCCTCGACCGATCCCTTGACCAGGCAGTCGGGCGAGCAGCCGATCCGGCCGTCGTCCGAAGTCACGAACGAGATGCGTTCCAGGATCAGTTCCTTCTTTTCCTGGAACTTGATGATGGCCTCGGCCTCCATCTGCTTGCCCCACTCCATCCATGGCGTGTTGGTATTGTCCTCCATGGTTTCGTTCAGCAACCGCTCGGCCACGAGCTTGTACAGGTAGGGTCGCGCCTGCGCCGACGGCTTGCCGGTTGGGGTGATGATTTTGTGAAACTGCGAGGCGGTGGGGATACCGCGCCGCAGCTTCCACCACGCCTCTGTGCCCTGATCGACGACGTGAAGCTTACTCATGATATTTGGTTCATCTCGTCTTCAATGGTTCGCTTCTTGTGCATGGGGATTTCTCGCCGTCACTGGCTCGCTCGTGCGGCTTGGTCTATCTCCAGTAACGTGGCTCGTTCAGTAAATGCCCCGTTATTGACACATCCAACCAACGCAACCGCATTCCTGATGGCAAATCGTCCGCCCCACACTATCGGTGTAACAAACCGTCCGGCACGATACTTGATGGACGTTAGGGCGCGGCGTGTAGTTCTGCCTAGCCAGCGGCAGAGCCTGCGCAGTGGTTGACAGCAACAGGCACACGACAGTTAACAAGTACTTCATTTCTTCACCCCTTCTTTTGTTCACGATTCGTACTGATATTCCATAATCTGGCGCCTTAATGTTTTTTCCAGATTTTCCCCCCAAATTTTGGCTCGCTTACACGTCTTGGTCTGTCTAGGCGGACGTGTGCGCATTCTGGCTCACTCAGTGGGGGTGGGACTTCTCCGGTCGCATGGCTAGAACGGAATATCGTCATTCATATCCTCGTTCTTGAGGTTCTCGGTCCTGACCTCACGGATGCCCTCGCGCTCGTCCCAGCCGACGATCTCGAAATGCGGCCGGGGGACATCGCCGAACTTGCGGGTCGGCATCATGACCTTGCCGAGCTTGATGATGGGCTGGCCGCAGCCGGCTTGCTTCGCCGCCTTGCGGGCATAGGCCGAACAGAGATCGGCCACCGCCCGCTTACCGCCAAAGGACGAGGCCACTAAGATGTTTACGTCGCCGGTCGTGAGGTCCTCCAGCGGCAATAAATACTGGAATACCCAGGGATCGGACGGCCTGCCATCCAGGCCGATCGGCCAATGCAGCTCCTCATGATCCGGCAGCTCGTCGCGCTCGGGGGCGCGCTCGCCCTTGTTGACACGGTAGACCTTGCGCTCGGCAACGGTACCGTTGAGGAACTTGACCCAGGTCTTGGTCCAGCCCACGGCATGGGCGATGAACCGCGAACCCAGGGGCACTTCCTCGCCCTCGCGGTAATAGACGCCCTTCTTGAATTTCAGCATCTTGTCGAACCCCGCGTCTGCGCTCGCCGCATCCAGGATCAGCTGGGCCTCATTCCATTGCGTGGAGGGGATGTTGTGGGATTTTGCTTCCGATAGTTTGTTCATGTTTTGTCCTTTTGCCTTATTTGATTTTTCCAAGTTTCTTCGAGCAAATGGCGTAGCTCGATCTGGGCTCGCGCGACCTGCTCGTCATAGCCAAGTTCAGTATCGACGGCGCAACTCACCGTGGCCTCGACCCTGGCGCTTTCGAAATTACCGAGGTTGATGGTGCGGGAAATCCCGATAGAAAATTCCTTGATGGTCATGGCCATTCCCCGGTTGCATGTATATGAATATATATTGACCAACACTTGTCAAGAGGATAAGTCACACAGATGAGCACAAACAAAATCGCCAAGCCCGATACCCGCCATGAGCGGGCGCTGAAGCTGGTCGACCGCCTGATCAAGATTTCGCCGAACGAGGGATTGACCAGGACGGCGAGAAGGCTGCGCGCCCAGCTGACGCGACTGCCGATGCGGGAAGTCCTGGACAAGGTGCCGGGACAATCGATCTCGTCCAAGTGCCGTTATCTCGGCATCACGCGGCAGTCCTATTATGCATGGCTGGCGGAGGATCACCGGCCCAACAAGGAGCAGGCCAAGGCGCTGGAGGAGATCACCGGCTACGATGCCGAACTGATCCGCCGCTTCGGCGAGACTTCCGAGCCCGCCTAGCGGCGTTCAAGGCTATCGCCACGATCTGGCGATGGGATCGTGGTCTGCTGCCGTGGTGAGCCAGCTCATGTATATTAGCTTGAACGCTACGACCCAATGGCATCGGAGTATCCTCCTATGCGGGCATTAGAGGCAAAGTTATGAGCACGTATAGCGGCTACCAACTTTTCTCGATGGATCGTTTCATCTTTGGAGATAACGACATACCGATGCGAAATCTTAGCAGTGCCCGCCAACTCAATCGCAAGTTCCGCCCTTTTCTTTTTGATTTTCAGGTAAGGGAGAATCATGGAAAGAAACGTGGCGGCTTTCTTACAGAACAACACCCAGTCATAGATAGGCTTGCCGCTCTTCGTGGTACGTTTAATACGTTTAACATGACCGCCGAAAACATCAGCCAGCCAGTCGAGAGGCTCTCTGTCACACATGTCAACGCGGACACAAATGGAAAAGCTGTTACGAACTTCATTGTGTCGCCGCGCTGATATGGAGCCCTCACCGTCAATAAGCCCGGCGGCATAAGCTTTGTCTACTTCTAACGGCATAGGAGGCTCCATGGCCTGGAGAGTGGCAAAGTCCCTGCTGAAGTTTCGCGAGCAAATCAACGCGGCGTCGCCCCACCGCAACAAATCTTCCGACGGAACCGTGGGAGATGCAGCCCACGCATCGCGTTCTTCGGATCATAACCCATGGGTCAAGGATGGCTCGATGGGAATCGTCACCGCGATGGACATCACCCACGATCCGGGGACCGGCGTCGATACCTGGGCGCTGGCCGAGTTCTTGCGGGTGCAGAAAGATCCTCGCGTAAAATACGTTATCTCCAACAAACGCATCTGGTCGAGCGTGAGCAACCCCTACCAGTGGCGCAAGTACACCGGATCGAACCCGCACAGCTCGCACATGCATGTCAGCGTCCACAGCACCAAGGCGCACTATGACAGCGAGCGTGACTGGACTATCCAAATCGGCAAGGCGCCGCCCGACCCTGATGATGTAAGGGCGCGGCCGGTCCTCAAGCTCGGCAGCCGGGGCGACGAGGTCCGCATCGTGCAGAACATACTGGGCATCACGGTAGACGGCATCTTTGGCCCAGCGACCGAAGCCGCCGTGAAGAAGTTCCAGACCGCCGCCAAGATTCCAGCAGACGGCATCATCGGTCCCGCCACCTATGCCGCCTATGACAAAATCGAGCAGAGAGGTGACGGCGAGAAGGAGGGCGACGCGCTCGAAGAATAAACTAGATAGACCCCGGTTGCACCTGGCAGGCTGCACAACCTGGGCCTCTCAACCGTGGGTTGCAGGCCGTGGGGAAACGTCTCTCGGCCCCGGCGCGCGCTCGCGCGTCCGCCCCCTTGCCCGAATTTTCCCCAGAAAATTTTAAGGCAATTGTGGCGGCATTTTCCGGCAGCCGCCCGGCCAACCGCCCGCCGCCCTCATTCATGGTTTGTTCTGTTACGCCACAATCCGCAGATTTAATTTTTTCCTGGCAAATTCTCCGCGGTTCAACTGAGATTTGACCGACTGCGGTTTTGCGGTTCGTACATTCGCTCCAGCGTCACGCGGTGGTAGCGCGGCAACAACCTGCCGACCTGGCGCACGGCGGTTTCAAGCTGCTCCTCAGTGTCGCACGCCAGTTGCAGGAATGCCCCAGCCCTGTCGGCTTCCCGGCAGGCGAACTTCGTCCAGCTTTTAACATTCCTGTTGTTTGTGGGCCGGTTGATCATCCCAACTGGATTCCCCTGCGAGTCGGGGAACGCACACTGGAACTCGCATTCTGGGATCAGGAGGTTGAAGGTCATCCCGCGGCCCGGCCAATCCGGCGGCTCGAAACAGGCGAGGTGCAGATCGGTGGAACCGAAGCGGCGGATGAGGGCGGGGTCGAGGCGGGTGGTCCAGGCCATTGGAACTTTACTTTCGGGTTTGCGCAGATTGGACTCTTTCAAACGAGCGGCCCTCGTCTCATACCCTCGTCACCTCATCACTCTCGTCACCTCCTCACATCCTCACACTCCTCTTATAGTGTGAGGAGTGTGAGGAGTGATGGCTGTCTACATGTGACTACCATGTGACGAGGCATGTGACGAGGCATGTGACGAGTTTATGGGAACTCCAAATATTGCGTTCGCTGCGATGGTGGTCCGCACTCTGATACCTTGATGGTGCCAGCCTTGAGCAGCCGTTCCATGGCGGCCCAGAGGTCGGCCTTGGAACATTTTGCGGTGGTGGCTTCCTCCTGCTCGGAGAAGGTTTTTGGGGCGTTGTTGCGGGCGGTTGGCTTGTGGCTGACTTGGCGACCCTCGGCGATGAATCGGCGCAGCAGGGTGGTGAAGACCTGGTCGGCTTTCTGGAACTCGGCGGCTCTTTCGTAGTCGGTTTTTGCCGGCACCGGCAGGAACATGCCGTTGCTCCAGTGCAGCGTGATCGAGGCGGCTCTTTTGCCGTACTGGTTCTTGAAAAAGCTGAGTTGGCGCAGGTCGCTGTCGGTTTGTTTTTCCTCTCCGTTGCTTTCGATGCTTTCCAGCACCATGCGGGCGCGCACGGCGTTGTGCCATTGGGTCGATCCTGACAGCACCGATTTGGTATTGAGGCCGGTCAGCGAGGGGTGGGTAATCAGGGTTATGGACCCGCCTGTGACCATGGCGATGCGTTTCAACAGGCCGATGAACTGCTGGACCTGGGAGCGGTCGTTTTCATTGCCGGCGAAGACGTTGGCGGCCGACGCGATGACGATTTGTTCGGGTTTGTAGTCTCCCGCGCGTTCGAGGATATGGCGGTAGAAGGCGGTGGGCTGGACCACGCCGTCGCGGCTGACGGTGGCCATGATGGCGTTTTCTCCGGCCATCGGCAGGATGTGGAGGCCGTTTTTGAAAATGGTTTCGAAGGTTGTTCCGTAGTGGGCGCGGATCGGGTCGAGGCGGCGGTGGATGACATCGAGGGCGTCTTCGGCATCGATGAAGAAGGCGCCTCCCGGCTTTGGCAGGGTGTTCATCCAGTCTCCGGCCATGACGTGGGCGGCGGCTTGCCACAATCCGATGGTGGATTTTCCGGTCGCGCCATGGCCTGAGAGCAGGCAGACTTCCATGGCCGGGATGATATTAGGGATCGACCATTCCTGTTCTGGCGGCGGGTAGAGGTCCCAATCGACCTTGTCCCAGATCCAGGGCCAGGCAGGTGGTGGTTGCGGCTCTTGTTGCCGCGCGTCCTCGCCGTTGATCTCCGGCAGTTCGGCGATGATTCGTTCGAGCCAATCCTCCGACCCGCCGCCCTTCTCCAGCCAATCCGAGATGTCTTCGCCTTCGCTGATTGCTGGCCAGTAATCCTTGAGGTCGAGGCGGCGCACCGAGCGCGCCACCCCGAGCGAATGCTTGACGGCGGCGGCGGCGTATTTGTAGCCCACCTCATCGTTGTCGTTGAGGACGACGAGCGAAAGTCCTTTGAGCTGCGCCGAGTGCTCCGTCGTCCAGTTGCCGGCGCCGTGGGGGTGGCAGACCGCCGCGAACCCCAACACCCAGAGGTTGTCGACATCCTTTTCGCCTTCGCAGACCAGCACGGTACCGCCGGCCTCGACCGCCTCGTCGATGCGGTAGAGCTTGTTGATTGAGCCGCCGCTGCCGTTTTCCCACGATCCCTCGCCGTTGCGGTGTTCCCAGCCGAACTTGCCGTTGACGCGGATTTTGCGCTGCTCGACGCCGTAGTCGTAATGCGGGAGTTCGTCGTGGACGCCGACCATCGGGCCGGTGATGTGGCAGTGGTTGCAGCCGAAGTAGAGATTGTTGTCGGCGGTGATGGTGACGCCGAGCACCTTGAGGCGCTGATGGTTTAATTTGCGCGAGGCCGAGCACCACGGACAAGTTGTGTAGTAGCGGCCTGGGGAGTGTGATGGGATTATGATATTGTAGTGCAGGAGGAGGGCGGCTATATCTGGCATGTGCTTAATCCTAGCGGGGTTAGGCGAAGCGCGGGCCTTGCTTAATTCCTTTCTCAAGGTCCGCGCATTTAGGTCGATAGAGGTCGGTCAAACCTTTCACCCCGGTCTGGTCTGGCGGCCATGGCCGGGGTTTTCTCACTCTAGGCCTAAAGGGTTTATTCCAGCTAGGCTTGCCGCATGGATCCGTTAAGAAAAAATTCCTCCCGCCCCGAACTGCTGATCGACTCCCGCGCCGGCACCGTTCAGGCCCCGTCCGATCTCTCCCGCGTCGGCCTCGCCGGCCCGTTCGGCCGCGCCCGCTGCCTCTACGCGCTCCCTCTCTCCGAAACCCCGGCGCAGTTCGTGCAACCGGCAACCCTGCTGACCGATTCCCAAGCCGGCCATCCGGCCGACCCCGGTAACGCCGTCATCGGCTTGCCGGCGATCTGGATTCCGCGGCTGCTGACGGCGAGGTGGACGGAGGACACCAGGAGGATTGCGGGGTAGGCTGATGCCTGATTCTCCCGGCACGCAGTGGTTACGGCGGGAAACCTCCCGCAAGGAGATCCTGCGGCGCAACATGCCGTATGTGAATCGAAAGCATATGCGGCCCTGGAACACGCCGCTGTCGCAATTGGACGAGTTTGCGTTCCGTGACTGGCTTAAGCGCAATAACGTTCCGTTCGACCCTGAAACTACAGTCAGCGATTACGACATGCGCGGCTTCTGGCAGGCGTTGCAGGCGGGCGATACGCGGGCGCGGAGTGCGGTCGACCGCAACGATCGGATGGTGCATTATCCCGACTACTGGAAGACGCCCTATCATGAGACGTTCTCGGCCGAGAGCCAGTGGGCGCTGCCGACCGCACCGCGCTGGAATGCGCAGGATCAATTGATTGCCTCGCCGGGGCGCGTGCTGTTTGATGACAGGAGGCGCTGATGCCGATCAGCCGCCGCTACAGCCCTGAACACCCGCCGGCCGAACAGTGCAATTTCGGCCTCGATTTCAGCTTCATCATCCCGCCGGGCATTGGCATCGTCGGCGGCAGCCTGGCGATCTTCACCAACACCGCGACCCCCGTTGCCGCCGACGCCGACTGGACCAAGGGGCCGGTCACTGTCCGCGGCCGGGCGGTCTATGCTATGCTGAGCGGCGGTATCGAGGGCAAGGACTACCAGTTGCGCTGGACTGCGATCGATACGGACGGCAACACCTGGCCCCGCACGACGCTAGTTTTAGTGGCTCAGACTTCGTGAGGAGGAGCAGCCATGCTGAACGTCTCGCCATTGGCAACGCCGGTCTGGCCGATCCCCGGCGATGTGCCGCCGCTAAAGACCATCGTCAACGACCAGATGACGACGATTGCCGCCAACGAGGTGCTGCTGCACGCCTATCAGGCCGACCTCAACAGCGCACAGTCCTCGCCGGTCACTACC